ATCGTTTCAGCCATAGTAGGACTATACTTTGGTGCTGGATTTACTAAGTAAGGTAATACAATGATAGACCCATATAAAATGCCAGTCCCAGGACAGTCATTAACTGACACACCCCGTAATGCAGCATGGGAGAGGCCTCCAGAGATGGTTGAGCCTAATGCTATTGCGGAGTACTACATCAGGAAGCTTAGTGATAACGATCTAATGCAGGACTTGTCTATTGTGTTTGAACTTGGTGGCGACTTGAAGTCCATGACTGAGGCCATGATGAACATCAGTGTAGCACAGGGCCTTCACACTATTGAGGGCGGTATGGTTGTTGCTGACGTTGTAGGTTCGTACATCAAGATGGCTATGTCTGAGTTAGGCGTAGACGTTAAAGAGACTAGCCGTGATCCAGAAGCTGAAGCAACTACACGTGAGAACAAGCGTCTCCGCATGCTTATTAATGATGCTCTTGAGAAGGACTCTAAGGATGGAGGTACATCCTCTGGTATCCTAGAAGAGATGCAGCAGAGCATGGATGGTGATACAGAAGAGATGCAAGAGGAAGAACCAGACATGGTAGCTGAAGAGCCTGTAATGGAAGAAACACAAGAAGAAATGCCTACGGGTCTTATGTCGAAGGGTGCAGTATAATGGCTATTGATTTCATGGCTTTTGGTGAGGCCTTTCTAAACCGCACAGCAGAAGATATTATGAAGCGTAAAGAAAAAGCTTCTGACTATGAGGATGAACTAAAGGAACGGGCTGAAACCAATAAGGCCCTTATCAATCGCCGTAAGAGTATTGTTGAGAGCCAAGTTACTTTGGCTAATCAGGCTAAGTCAAATGGTGCTACAGATGAAATGATTTCTGCTGCGCTTGACTCCGGTCATACGGGGCTTATGGACCTAAGCAAAAACCTTCAGGACTTAAAGGTAGAGCTAGGATCTGGCTGGTCACCTGAGGCTGCAAAGACTGCATATGAATTACCTGAGGGGTATGTGGTTCCAGAGGGTGACTTGGCTACACGTGTTGCTCTAGCCTATGGCTTACCTGCACCTAGCCTTGGTTCTACTGTAGCACCGGAAGCTTCTTGGTTTGACAGGGGCATGGGTCGTGGTGCTAAGGATCGTGTACGTGCTAACCTAGACGCAGAGAGTTTCATGGATGGCTACTCTGTTATGGATATTAATGAAGCAGCAGCACAGCAGGACTACCAGAGCCTGACTAAGGGTGCATTCGTTAACTTCACAATGCCTAAAGTATTCTCTGTAGATGACTACTCATCTGAGTCAGCGGTGTTGGATAGGATAGTTACAAATGCACAAGAGGACCAAGTATATGTTGCTATGGAAACTGAGATTACCACACTTTCGTCAAAAGACTATGCCTCGGATGCAGATCCTGCATACATTGCACAACAGGCTAAAATTTCTGAGTTAAGAAAGAAACAGCGTGCTTATACTGCATCAAAAGTTGCTCAAGAGGCCCTAAGACGCCACGGTGCTTTCACAGGTGGGGGTTACTTTGAGCAGATGCAGGGTATCGTTGATGGCTATTTGGGTGGAACAGGTTCCTTCGCAAAACTCCTAAATATGGACCCAGACGAAACTCTATCGCCTATGCTTGACGTTAACGGCAACCTAGTTACAGTCCCAGGTGATACTGAAGTTAATACTGAAGATGCTGCTGAAGTTAGTGCTGATGAGAGGAAACCTGTAAAATTCTCTGAGGGCTTTAATGGCAAGCCTTGGGATACACTTATCGATAATGGATTTGAATTGTCTGATATATCTAGTGGTAAATTTACGATATCAGGGCAAGACTTTACTGATGTACACACTTTTGTATTTAATGATAAAGGTGAAGTGGTAGCAGGGTCATTTGTAGATAGTTTAACAGGTGAAACAATTGAAATGGATGCTGATACTATTGAACACGCATTTAACTACTTGAATACTATTAAGCCTGTATCAGCCGGACCAAGGGTCTTACTGGATAACTCAGGCATAGAAAACCTTAGTGAGCTTGCAGCGGATCAAACAATTGACCCCAACCTTATAACCAGAGACATGACAGCTGGCCTTAGCCGCTATGATCTTAGTAAGCTTGGCCTGAAATACTCAGCATTGGGTAAGCTCTTTGAAAACCTACCAGACCAAGATACTGTGGATCAGCGTATTGAACAGCTAACCATTAAAGAAGAGGCTGCTAATAACCCTGAACAGTGGTATAAAGTAACTCTTCCCGGCAAACTTCCAGGCCGCAGGGAGCGTAAGGTAAAGGGTGCTGACTTAATTCATGTACCTGATGGTGCACTACTTAACATGAACTACAACACGCCTCTTGCTCGTTTAGACTTTGATGAGGATTTACCTAAAGCCACTTGGACAGTTCGCGATATTAAGAAGGCGTATCCTAACTACAATGCTGAACCCGGCCTGACTATAACACAAGAGGAAGGCCCTATGAGACCACAGGAACGGCCTGAAGGTCTAATGTCACAGCCACCTTCACCAGAGATTGCTCCTACAGAAGATAACCCTGTAATAGAGGCAATACAAGCCACGCAGGGAGCAGAGAAACTACTCAAAGATCATGGTAGGACCATAATTGAGTTCTTGTATGATGAAGGGTTTGATGGAACAGAGTCTACAGAAGAGTTTAAGGCTTCGGTGGCTGCTTGGTTTGATGAAAACTCAGCTAACCCAGACTTAATGAACCTTGGTCTATTGCCTGAAGATATGGGTGCTGTAGTCTTTGGTGTTAAGCAATTCATCTCAGAAAACCCACCAGCATAGAGTATTGGAATTAAAGCTATGGCTAAGAAAATAACACTGGAAGAGTACCAGAAACGCTTTAATCTTACGGTTGCAAAGCCTGAGTCACCTATCCTAGATACACCAACTGTTGCTGATACTGCAAAAGCACCTGTGGCAAATCGCACTATAGGACTTGAAGAGTACAAGAAGCGTCTGGGGCGTAAGGGTAGAACAGTTGAGGAAGATGAAGAGGACTACTACCCATTTGATAAGTCTGATACACTAAAGAAGGATGACCTTAAAAAGGGTAGGGCAGCTAAAGATATCCGTAACCATATGAAGGACCGCTTTGGTGTGGACTACAATGAGGGCGAAGGTAAGTCTGACAGTGAAGTAGTAGAAGAATTTGTTGACTCAATGCGCTGGATGAATAGTAATACTGTGTCTGTAGCGGGTGCAGTACGCTTTATTACAGATGCTGATGAAGAGACTAAAGCACGTGCAGGTAAAGCATATGAGTTGTACGATCAGCTTGGTAACGTGTTTGTTAATGATGGCGTAGCTGGTGCTGTTGATGGTATTAAGGACTACCTCTTCGCTTCTGCAGCTGACCCTACTAACTACTTGGGTTTACTTACAGGTGGTGTAGCTAAAGCATCTGGAGTTGGCCTTACGCAGGCGGGTCGTATGGTAGTTAAACGTGCTGCTGTAGAGGCTGGTAAGAAGGCAACTGCAACAGGCGTGACTAAAGCGGGTGCTAAGAAAGCAGCCACTGATATGTATAAGAGTGCGTCTAAGCGCATGGCTACAGAGGGTGTAACTAGAGCAGAGTCTAAAGCTCTACGCCGTGCTGCAGCTAAGAAAGAGTATGACATCTTCATGGAGAATGCTAAGCGTAAAGCACGGCGTGACTCTGTAAAGCTTGCATCAGTTAAGGATGGTAAGAAGATCCTAGCAGCTACTACTGCAGCTGACGCTATGTTTGCTGTTGTGCATGACTACCAACTACAAAGCACACTAATGGAAGCTGGTGCACAAGAAGAGTACAGCGTTCTGCAGACAGGCTTTAGCTCACTCTTTGGTAGTGTAGCAGGCCTTACTCAGCTGGGCTTTGGTAAGCTTGCTGGTGGTTCAGGCCTCTCTGATGCAGTTATTGATCTTAAGATAGGCGGCAAGCGCACAGAGGAAGCTAAGAAGCTTGACATACAAGCTAAGACTATGGGCGCTAAGAGTAAGCCTATCAACATAGAGATGGATGAGAAGGTAGCTAAAGAAGCTGCTGATGAGATCCTTAAATACTCAAGCCTATGGCGTAACAGGGTAGAGCAAGGCATAAGCCAGTTTGATGATGTACCCACATCTGTGTCATTCCTTAGGGGTGTTATGCTTGGTGATGATGGCAAGGGCGGCTTAGCTAAACTGTTTAAAGACCAAGGAGTACCCCTACCAAAGGATGTACCTGTATCTGCTGTTATGACTGATGTTGTATCTAAGTTGCCACAGGAAACACTTGAAGCTATCAACGCTAACCTTAAGGTATCTGGTATCACACTAGGCCAAACAACTGAGATGGCACAGAACCTACAAAGCCTACTTGCTGTAGAAGTAAGTAAGGGTGGTAAGGTATTGAATGTAATGTCTCAGGTAAGTAAAGTGCTTGATGGTGGTATACTCTATGGTCACGAGATCATTGATGGTCAGATGAAAGCAATTAAAAACTTGGAAGTAGAAGCTGCTGCAGCTAAACGCGCCAAGTATGGTCAGTATGGTCAGAACGTATGGCGCAGGTTGCTAGTGTCATCACCAGCCACTACTGCTGTAAACGTCATGGGCTTTGGTCAGTTTGCTGTAGGACAGTCTCTTGCAGATATATTTTCCGGTACAACTAATACTCTCTGGGGTTTAGCTCAGGGCGGAACTATGACCAAGGGTGGTCGTGAGTCTCTGCGTATTGGTAAAGTATACCGTCAGATGCAGACACAAAAGATCCGTAACCTTATGGACCCCTACACTACGCATGATGCGTACATGGCATTCCTAGCACAGAACAAAGACGTAAGAAAAATTATGTTTGAGAGCTTTACTGGTGGTGTTGCTCGTAGCGGTGAACGCCACGGCATTAACCCTAATGCTAAATGGTTCCAGCGCACTGAGACTACTGTTGATGCCATGAACCGTCTGACAGGTGTTAAGATCCAAGACACGTTCACTAAGTCACAGATGTTTATTGGTGAGATGGATAAACACATCCGCCTTAAAAATCCAGGTGAGACACTAGAGAGTATTCTTAAGTCCGGTAAGCTAGACGCTATTGATAATGACGTTATTGGTTACTCTCTGGACACAACTCTTAAGTCTGTGTTCGCTAAGGACTACACAACAGATGATCAACTACTAGCAAGTGTAGCTAAGGGCATTGAAGGTATATCTAATATGCCTCTTATTGGTACTATACTTCCGTTTGGTCGCTTCTTCAACAACACCCTAGCTACTGCATACCAGTGGAGCGTTGGTGGTGGTGTACAAATGGCTAGTGCTATGTACAAGAAGTCTATCAAGGGTGTGCCTATACCTGCAAATACTACAGAGGCTTTTGCTCGTAGCGTTGTAGGTATGACTGCCCTGCGTTTGGCTATGGAGTATGACAATGATCGTTTGGAGAAGGGCCTAGCCCATGACATGATCGACATTGGTGGTGGTCAGACATGGAAAGCGCAGAACTTATTTCCTGCTTCACTCTGGTTGGCAGTAGGCCGTGCTGCTAACCTGTCACGCAAAGGTGAGATGGTTCCTAATGAACTAATGGTTGATATTGGTAATCAACTTGCTGTAGGGCAATTCGCTAAAGACATTCAATTTGGTAATGATATGTATAATGTATTTGATACCATCTTTAATGGAGAAGAGGGTGATGGCTCAAGGCAGATGACCTTTGATGCTCTGTACAAACAGGGTGGTAACATCCTTGCGGGTGTCACACGTCCACTTGATGCAGTTAATAAGATGGTTGGCTTCATCAACAACACAGATGCTGCACGTGATTCACGTCTGGTAGAAGGTACTGACATTGCTTTGCTGGGTGCTTCAAAGTACATAGATAACATTGTTGAGATCTTCACAGATAAGCTTGATGGCATTACAGGAGAAGAGCTAAGAGTAGCAACTCGTAATGGCTCAGTTAAGAACCCTAACCCTATACTACAGGCGCTAGGTGTCACCGTACTACCCTCCCGTACAGCCACAGAGAAGGCGTTCAGCATGGCAGAGATGCATCCTTGGACTGCGGGTGAGCGCAGCCAGATTGCTGAGTACGATAAAGTGTTTAACTCTTTAATCCAGCCAATGTTTGAGGATAGGTATGCTAAGCTTATAGAACAGCCTTCATTTAAAAAGGGAAGTATAGCAGATAGACGCCAAGCACTTAAGGGGTGGAAAACCCACCTATCAGGTGAACTTAGAGCATACCTACAAAACAGTACAGAGTATGGTCTGCTTGCTGTACAGCGTAAGGCTGTTGGTCATGGCAGTAAGGAAGAGAAGAACCTAGCCATGAAATACATGCGAGAAGATCTTGGTTACTCTGGTGAAGGCCCAAGAGATATGAACTGGGAAGAGTTACAAACGTACTTAGACGTTATAGACTACTTTAAAGGCCAGAAGAAAGTTAAAACAAAGATCAAGTAAAGCAAGAGGGGCCACACTAAGCGGCCCCTTTTTGTTATCGTATACCATGTTTCTTGGCACAATGTTTAGACCAAAGAAAGAAGGCAGTTAAGTGCTCTAATGCCTTTTCTTTTTCTTCGCTAGGCCAGAGTTGCTTGTTAATAAAGCGTTCAATCTCTTCTGTATTCCTAGACAACTCTTCGTAGAACTTAATGCGTGTGCCTTCTACGTGCGCCTTAGCTTCCTGTTCTAACTTCATTAGATACTTCTCTCTGACTCAAATATGTATAGACTCTTTATGATAGTAGCCTTTGTTTCTTCACAGACAGAAGAACTCTTACGCAAGTTCTCCTCTGCAGGTATAACCTGTAAGTTACCACTCCAGTGTGGCCCACCATCACTGAGAGGCCACATATGATCTACGTGATGTTGCAATCCTGTGGCTTTACTTAGTATGTTACGCAGCTTGTATGTCTTTACTAAGCGCTGCTTCTCTTGAGGGCAGTCACGTAGGTGTATAGGTATCTGTTTTAGTTTTATGGCTCTGTTTTTGGCAGCTTTAGTTGATAGCTGCGCCCTATTAGCTTCGCAGTAGGTTACCATATAAGCCTTATGGTAAGCGGCTACCTTTTCCCTATTAGCCTCTACGTATGCTTTTTGCTTGGCATAATGCGCGACACTATTAGCTTGGTAGTAAGATTTTTTATAAGCGGTTATTTTCTCTTTGTTAGCTTCATAGTAAGCTTTGTCTGTTGCAGCCTTCTGATCCTTGTTAGCCTCTGCGTATGCTTTTTGCTTGGCAAGAAGCGTATCTTTATTAGTTTCGTAGTAAGCTTTTTTCTTGGCACGTAGCTTCTCTTTGTTAGCATCTCTGTAAGCTCTATCAGTTGCAGCCTTTTTTTCCTTATTAGCTTCTCGCCAAGATTTACTATAGGCTTTTTGCTTTTCCTTAGTCCAAGCCATCACAACCCCTCCTTCATAAACACCTTGACCCACTCTGCACAGATACCACTACGCACAATGTCATCAATACCAAACTCAACTACTGGTGCATCTAGCATGTACTTCTTAGAGAGATGTATGACCTTAGCTAGACCAGACGTACCCTTAAGATCTGACTGTTGGATATCACCATTGAGTACAATAGTACTGCCTTCGCCTACCCTAGTCAACAGCATCTTGATCTCACTGATCTCAATGTTCTGCGCTTCATCTACGATAATGAATGCATCATCAAAGCTACGCCCACGCATGAGCGCCAGTGTTGCTACTTCAATGTTACCTGCCTTCAGTCCTGTATCAACAGCACCTCGCCCTAGATGTTTAACCAGTACGTCTAACACAGGCAGTGCCCAAGGCTGAGCCTTCTCTTCAAGCGTTCCCGGCAGGAACCCAATGTCTTTACCTACAGCTACGTGAGGGCGTGTGATAACAATCTTGTCAATCTCTTTGAGAGTATACAAGTCTGCAGCACATGTAGCTGTAACGTAGGTCTTGCCAGTACCAGCGGGACCAAGTATCAACACCTGCTTGCTACTAGCAATGGCATCAATTAGCCTACCTTGGTTAACTGTCTTTGGTACTATACCTGATACAGGCTTAGAAGAGGCTCCCTTGTAGGTTGTCTTCCTTCTTGTGCGTGTCTGCTTTTTTGGTGGCTCTAACGTGTCGGTGTTCATTCAAGTTATCCAGTATTGTTATTGCTTCTTCTACGCTAAGCTTAAACCACTCATAGTTGTTTTGACTAGCAACTAAACGCGCCCTTAAGTGGGCCTCTGCCTCTGCCTTTCTATTATCAGTAGAATGTACAGAGTGTTCTAGCGTGAAGTCCCTGTAGGGGCTACTGGTTTGATACTGACTTAGGCGTTTGTTAGGGTCATCAGCCATACCTATTTTAACCCAGCCTTCATGAGCTTTACTGGTTATAACATACACGTACCCTTCCTTAGAAGATGTTGTCCTTTCAAATGAAACCACACCATTCAAGTCACTAGAGAAGTGGTGTCCAGGTCTTAGGAGGTTATATAAAGGGTCATGCTTTTTGATGTAATCACCATCAAGATAAATACGTGTTTTATTAACTACACGGTTATCTCGCTTAAAGCATGTCTTACACTTGTATATGCATTGGGCAGCATTAGTAGCATACCAATTTAATGCATTCAAAGGTGTGCTGCAACTGTTACATGTATGTGCTGACATTATATTTCACTTTCTATTTTACCCATTAGTTGTTTTAACTCAGTGTAACCTCCAATGTATGTGCCATCAGAAGAAAAGATCTGTGGTACAGTCTTGTGTCCTGCTTGCTTTATGAGTGCTAGTACCCATCTGGAACTGTCTGACTGCACGTTGTACTCTGTGTAGCCCTGCTTAGCTGCTTTGAGAAGCTCCTTAGCAGAGTCACAGAAGTTACATTGATCTCTTGTAATAATAGTGTACATGCTGTATCCTTATGAGAGCAGTTTATTCACATGCTCAGGTGGTTTAACTAAAACAATGCTGTAACAAATGGAATTAGTGCTTCTGTTGTTACTTCATAAGCTATGATGATTACCATATTTAAAGCAATAAACTCAAACATACTTCTCTCCTTTCTATACTAGATCTACTATTTCACAGGCATCACCAGAACACGCAAGCGTTTGGCTTCCTGCAGTATTGTCTTCACTCTCATACTCTGAAAGCTTACTCCAGTCAATAGACTTTGGCATACAAGATAAAAGTGTCTTGTAGTCCGACTTACCACACTCCTGATAAGGTGCTTGCTGGTACGTATGATCATTGTATGGCAGGAAGGATACCCCTGACATCTCATCAAAGTGTTTGTACACAAAGGCACCCACTTCAAACCATTCGTCATTCTTCACGTTGATAGTTACGGATGGTTTATGCTCACACCAGTGTCGCTGATATGCCAACCACATTTCTAACTGTTCAATGGCAGACATGTCAGCAGTACACACTGCTCCATCAGGTGCCTTCATTGGAAAGCTAAACACTGTGGTCTGGTCAGGCTTAAATACCTCAGGCGCATTAGGTATACCCTGATCCTTCATAAACTGTGTTAGGGGGTCTTTATTGTCTCCACGCACCGTGCGAATGTAATAAGGGCTGTGACGTGCGTGAATACCACTAGCGGAGTCAACAAGTTGAGATACGGTTCCCGAAGGTTTAACACAATTGATAGCAGCAGCAACAGGGATACCAAGGCGCTCAGCCCACTCAGCATTAGTAGTGATAGCAATTTGTTTGAGATGTTTAAGGGTCTTATCCAATCCTTTATTTTTAAGTGTCATCAGTGGGTTATCCATGATGCCTGTCAGGGAAACGCCTAACAACCGCTCTTCTTCCGTGTTTGTTGCCCATATCTTACGCAGATAGGGAAACTTAGTGTAGCTTGACTGAATTGTACCCATTATAGTAGCAAGGCGTACCTTCTCAGATAGTGTATCAATATTATCAGTAGCACGTACTACAATTTCACTGAGGTTGCAAAATTCGTATGGGCGTAAAATTATTTCGCTGCAAGGATTTGTCCCGAAGTCGTGGTTAGGATCACGGCGACCATTCTTTGCTGCTTGCTTCTTAGATGCTTCACGATTGAAGATGCCACGCTCACCAGAGCCAGACTCTACAAGCGACATCCACTCACGCATAAACGACAGGCTATCAGGCTTCTCAGTATAGGATACAGAGTTATTAGCTAAGGCGCGTTGTGGATTGTTCTCCCACCATGAGCCAGACTTAGCAGTACGCATACGATCATCAGATAAATTACTCAATGAAATCATGGCGCTGCGGCGTACTCCACCAACTACCACTACCTCGCCAATCTTACACATGATGTCATGGCACTCAATGGATGAAAGCTTACGTCCCTCTGATTTCTTGAATGCATTGACAGTGAAGTTAAACAGATCCACCAATGGTGCTGGGCCTGATGCCCTACCGCCAAACGTCTTAAGGGGTGCTCCAGAAGGGCGTACCTTAGACACATCCCACGTTGGGATTTCACCAGCATACAGGAGTGCAATCAATTGACGCAACGACTTAGCCCACCCCTCCTTACTGTCCCTGACAACGATATTAGTCTCGCTCTGGAAGAGTTGCGGCACATCTGGGAGCTTAGTGATGAACTGGCGCTCGACGCTGAAGCCAACGCCAGTGCCGCAGAGGAGGATAAACATAGCCTCATCGAAGGACTTAAGGTCATCTACGGGTAAGAAGCTACAATTATACATGCAGGTATTGTCACGCGATGCTGCAGGGCCGCTTGTCATGAGCGCTCTCATAGATGGCATAACTTCTAGGCCTAAGATGGCCTGCTCTAGCTGATTCTTTGTTTTGGTATCAAGCTCTGGTCTATCAATAAATGCCATAAGGCGGGATACTGTATCACCCCATGATTCACGTCCCTTACCGTCAAAGTATTTAGCATAGCGTGACTTGTGGATAAATGACTGATAGTCTGTTGGTAGTTGGTTGCTCATTGCTTAGCCTCATAAAATAGTTTCATCATACTCATACCAGATCACTTAAGTCTGGTGCTCTATAGTTAGGCCCTTTAAGAACCTTACCGTCTTCACGGAAGATAGGCTTACCGTCAGTGCCTAGCTTGGACATATTACTCTGGTGTACAAGCTGGAAGGCATCAAACACAATGCCGTGGCTGTAGTAGTGTTCAGCACTCTCAACTTCGTCATTGGCATCAGACATCAAGTCCATCCAAATGCTGCTTTCTACTTCCCCCAAAAGCTCTATAAAGTTACCGCTAGTAACAGTATCAAAGCCCTCAATTACGTAAAGAAGATCAGCTATCTCTTTAAGGTGTGCAGCCGTACCAATAGTCTCTGCCTGAGCCTCTCCTAGCTCTTCTTTAATAAGCTTTAACCATAACCGTGGGTCAAGTGATGCTTTAAATGTGTATATAAATTCATGTAAGCACTCTTCCTGTGACTTAACTCTGAAAGCCTCAATATCTACTTCGCTAATCATAGTCTCTCCTTTACTAATAAGTTTTTTACTTCAACGTCATCTACGTCATAGAACGTATCAACAATCATATCCCTTACATCATCCTCGTGTGCATCCTCATAGGAGGATAAGATGTTGTTATTCTCTTCTACCGTGACTAGCATTGTCACCCCAAACTGCTTAACACTCATTTGTGCTTCTCCGCAAGTGCTTCATTCATCTTATTAAGATACCACCCTGCCTTCTTCATATCTTCCACGGGGTTAGCCTTATAGCGATACCTGTGTTGATACTTAACGAAGTTACCATGACAGTACGCAATGTAACCGTCTAGACCTAGCACCTGTTTGATGTAGTCAATGCATTCAATGCCACCCATGTTGTAGTGTACTGGACGCTCAACTGGATCAAATTGTTTTAGCTCAGGGTGTTGATCTCCTATGTATTCAGTGTGTGGTAGAGGTTCTCTTGTTAATGGTGGCTCTTGTCTCATGCGTTACCCTCTGTCTTAGTCCATCTGTTTAGTCTTATTACGTTGTCACCCTCAGGCGGCTCTGGCCCATCATCTAACGACCAACCATCTACTTCGTCCAGTAAGCCATCACGATAAGCAACGACTTCATCAAGCGCCTTAGGGTTATCGTTAGCCCAAGATAGGAAAGCAGCCATAAGAGTTATATAGTGGACCATAGTACTCTGTGTAGCGTCATCTATGCTTGACTCAGAGCATGCAGCAATACCTGTCTCAATGTGACCCGTCCACTCATCATCCTGCATTACAGGCCTAACGATCAGAGCCATCTCATCATCTGATAACGTATAACTCATCAGTCTTTCCTTTTTGTTTTAAGTACAACTACATCTGTAGTAGCCCTTGATCCTGGCTCAGTCAACCAAGCCTCAGGAATAACTCTGTGTGACCACAAAAAACCATTCCTGTCGCACCACTCAAAGTAGCGGCTCTTAGCACCCTTGTACAACTTAGCATTCGCGTTACTAAATACAAACCTTATGTCTAACTCTGGGTGCTGTTGCTTTATTGCAACATGCTTCCTGCGATCTTCATTATCAAATATGCCCTTTGTCTCAACTATGATGCCGTTGTCTAACTCAAAGTCAGGTGTGTACTTGCGGTAGCGTAGGTCTTCCCACTCTATCTTTAGTAGCTCGTACTTAACTAACTTCTGTCTTGCCGTTAAAAAAGCAGCGGCCTCCTTTTCGAGACCACTGCGATAACGGCGAGAGTTGTGTACTCTTGCAGTTGTTCTTTTAGCCATCCTAATTGTATTCCTCCGCTACAAACGTATAGTCTACTTCAGGTGGGTTCTTAGCCTTGCTCATAATGCTTGGCCTTGGTGTCAGGTTAGTGTGACACTTGTGTTTAAAGCTACAGAACTTACATCCTGATGGCAGTACCCAGTTACCTGTCTCTTTACGGTAGAACGTTTCCTTGATTGGCTCAAAGCAACGCTCGAAGGGTTCATCATTATCAATGAAGTCTACGGTAGCCTGTATGTCAGCTAAGACTTTCTCACGATCAACCACAGAGGCGTCTACATACTTAAACTCTCCGTTGCCTTTGTTGACTACCCACCAGCCACCTACATCAACTCCTGCAGCCTCTGCGTAGCCTACAAGCTGTGACACATAGCCGAAGCCATCTCCATCAGCTAAGCTATCAAAGGAAGCAAACTTATTAGTGTAGGACCAAGGTGAGGCAGACTTAACATCGTCAAGCTTTCCATCCATGATCATGTCATACTCACCGTTGATCTTACGACCATTGGCTAACTCAAGTGTAACCTTTTCATTGTCTTGGAAGTCCACACCAGCCTCATTGAGGATGCCTTTGAATACTGCTTCAACAATATCACCAAGCATCATGTTCATCATGAAGTGGGGTGGAAATGGTGTCTTATCCGCTGGGTCATTCTTATCAAACCATAGCTGACACTTAGGGCGACCTATGTTAGACATACGCAAACGAAACTCATCACGTGGTCCACTATCAAACTGCTTAAGTAGTGCAGCCTTCACATCGGAGGCGACCTTATCAGCCACCTCCTCTGAGAATGAAGTCTTCCCTGCAACAGCCCTCTGAAAGAAGCTATAAACTTTAAGTTCTGCAGGGTGTTCCATTAGAATGGTGCCTCATCTACATCAATGATGGAACCAACAAGGCTGGCGTCAGCTTTACTAAGGCCACGATCAGACCGCTCATTGTAGAGGTCTAACACCTTACCGTTACTATACTCAATAAGACTCAAGAAGTCTTTTAGCGTATCATTGTCTGGCTCAGTCAGATCAACCTTATCGCCTACCCTAGCAGTACTGTATCCGTAGGTAGCACCAGTAGGGATGGAGCCTTCGTCCCCTGCTAAGAGGATAGTAGACATAATAGGCAGAAGGTTCTTACGCTTAAGAGAAGACAAGGCAGTATCAATGTTCTTCATGCTATCACGGTTCTTAACGTCCATGACAAATGGTACATCTACGCACTGAGTAGTGCTAGGCTCACCATTCTCATCCATAGGCAATTTAACAGTGAGTAGACCCATAAAGATCTTGACGCGCTTAACTGAGCGCATGACCTCCTTAGTTGCCTCAGGTAGAGCGGCGAAGTCTTCGATGTAGCCAGAGGGGCGACCTAAGTTAAAACCACCTACGCTGTCCTGCATGTCGCCATTGAGCGAGTTAGCCATTACTGACTTCTCCATCTCATTAGTTGATGCATTCCAGCGCTGCCACTGCTGCCGTTGGGCGAAGATACGAATAGATACATTCTCTGCATAGAATACATCGTCACCTAGCGTGATCTTGTATGCTCCTACAGGTATAACATCTGTCTTGATCTTCTTGCCACCGACTTCGATCTCGCCCTTCAGTGCTGTGCTAACTACGTTCACACGAGCCAGTGCAGCCTTACCTTGCGATGCGTTTTCAGATACACCCATCAGTGTAGCCATTGAAGCATTATCCATGCTAGTTATTGATAGTTCTGTACTCATATTGTACCTCATGAGGTTTGTGTTAAAGAGACTAAGTTATACCGCTAAACGTCCTTCACGTCAAGCCAATTTGGCCCTATTTTAGATTCTAATAGTAGCGGTACATTCATTTTTACGTTGTAGGCTTTTTCTATTAGGTCAGTCAACCCACCATTCATATCTTCTATTATCTGTAGTACTTTCTCCTTCTCCTCTGGGTGGATGTCTATAACCGTTGAGTCATGAACAGTGTTCACTAGGCATGACTGTAGGTGTTCCATCCTTCTCTCCATTTCAATCAACACAACAGGTACAACATCACCAGTAGCAAAGCCCTGTACGGGGTAGTTCTTGATCATGGTGAAGTGTGATACTCCTCCTCTTGCGTTGCGCTTCACGTCAGGGAAAGCATACTGCCTACCTGATACGTTAGTAATCTTGTTGAACCTGATTGCCTCGTTAGCCAAGCTCTTATGCCAAGCGGCTACACCCTTATACTTCTCAGTGAAGTGAATGTAGTAGGCCTCTTCAGCCTTACTTCTGCCATAACCTGTAGCGCCAAATAGGGGTGCGAAGGTATGTTCCTTTGCTCCTTGTCTGGTAGTGGGCTGACCTGCATCAGAGATAACCTTTGCAGTGTAGTTGTGTACGTCAAACCCTGTGCGTATCTCTTCCATAGCAATCTCATCCTGGGCAAGGAATGCTGCAGCACGAAACTCAAGCTGAGCAAAGTCGGCCTCACAAATGTAGCCACCCTCCCAACGAGATATAAATACACGCTTTACTGGGAATGTTCCCCCTCTTGGCATGTTTTGCATATTGGGATTTCTTCCACTGAAACGTCCTGTTGCAGTAACGTGCTGGGTGAGTCCCACATGCAGGAAACCGTCTGGCTTTGTATATCTGTCGATACCCTCCACAAAAGAAGAGAGGTAGCTGCTAACAGCAGAAAGGCGCTTAAGGTCAGTAAGAAACTCAACAGCAGCATCCATGTTGTGCGTTTTAGCAGTGCCAATAAGTACATCTAAGTTATCCTTTCCTGTGCTGAAGCCATTGGCGCTCACCCACTTCTTGCTGGGTGCACCTAGTCCTAGTCCAGCAATATGGTTTGTCTCTTTAAGGCCATAGCCACGTGCGTCACAGTCCTTACACTTGTTAGGTCTAGTAAATTTAGTGCCATCCTTCTTAGTCTTGTAAGTCTTGCCTTGACCATCACACGTAGGACAGGTGAATGCCTTAGTACGTTTGATGATAGTGCTGTTAGCTTCAACTGCTTGCTTGAACTCTTTCTTGTCACGTACAAACTCAAATAGGTCTGCCCACTCTTTCTTGTTGTTTAGCCTGCGAGAGAACACAACCTCAGACATCTGTGGCTTTGAGCTAAGGTTGATAGGGGTATCACCCATGATCTCACGCACCTTGCGCTGCAACCTATCCTCAATGTCAGCCTTCTCCCGTTCAAACAAAACACGCACACCATCTAGGGCATTACGATCCACCCTGATTCCTGACATGTACATTCTGGTAAGGGTTTTACATGTTTTAAAGGTAACGTCTCTAACGGTATGTAGGGAGGTGCTTTCTGGCTGGGAGTAGTCTCTCTCTTGAGCGTGGAACAACTCACTAGTTGTGAGAAGATCAGCCCTAAGATAAAGGCTAAGCTTACTGAGATCCGTTTCATTGGTGTTAATTCCCTGCTTGAGGCAAGTCTTAAGGTAATCCTCCTTTTGCTCACCTAGGTTACGTCTTTCAGCACATGCAGCTAGGCTTACTAAGTCACGCTGCCCACGGTTTAGGATGTACTCTGCCAACATGGTATCGTATATATCACCGTTGTAATTGTACCCACACTCCCATAACCACATCAAGTCGTGTCTAGCGTTATGCATTATTAGTAGTGTAGTCATGTTAAGTATATCTTGAACAAGCTTACGCCCAGCGCCTGACGTATCCTTGGCTTCATTGTGGTCTATGTTAACGATAAACAACTCATCAACATTATCGGCATTGACCATACCAACCTGAGTTAAAGTATTAGATTGCTCAAAGGGGTCATTGTGTATTACGCCACCCCTCCAAGTAACACTGTTCTCAACGTCTAATACTAGCCTCATGTCTCTCTCCTTATGCTGTATACAATGATCGTGCACCGTCTAACTCGCAGTGCACTACACCATGCCAACCGCCTTTAAGCTTGTTCTTAGCAATGTTCAAGTGCCTTTGTGTGTCTTCCTCATCTGCACCCTCAACAATAGGGTTCTTAGAGATCAAGACCATGAGGTCTGCTTCAGCAGCCTTGCCTGTCTTAGAGCCTTCCATCATTGACTGATCAACGTAGACCTTACCCTCTGCTACTGCACTCAACTGTGACATCCATACAACACAACAGTTGTACTGTTTAGCAATGTTACGCGCATAGATAGCTGCATCCTTTAGGTACACATCAGACTTCTCGCTGTTCTTAGTTGCGAACTTGTCACCCATATCCAGGATTAGAATGTCTGGACGTTCCTGCTTAACGATGGACTCAACCCACTGCATATCTTTGTTAGTGCTGTCCTTGATGCGGATGTTCTTCCTAACAGGGTCATAGCGGCTACGTGCAAGGGCTACGTTAGCCTTGACCTCATCCATTGACATGTTGGTGGCTGCGCTAAGATAACGTGCTCCTACACGCTCATATGCTTCCTCGTTACAGAGTACTACACACTTGGCACCCTGATGTGCCCAGCCACCCTCACCAGCAATTAGTGAAGCATGAAAGGAAGTCTTGCCTGTGTTAGGACGTGCGCCCACAAGTAACAGGTGACCACCACTAACACCCTCAACCTTACGGCCTAGACTTGGTATGTTAAACTTCCACTGTGTCTGTAGATCGTTAGCCTTAAGTAACGTGTCGATAGAGATGTCCTCCCAGTCAATACGGATATTGGGTGTGAAGTCATCCTTATAGTCTGCCAGTAGCCGCCTCAGTGGCTCTAGTGATGTCTGTGTACCATTAACAAAGTCAAAGCCAAGGTTTGCAACCTTCTCACCTACAAAGTTCTGGAACATAGTACCTAGAACAGTGTCAGCAATATCTTCTTTTATTACATCCTCTTTGTTCATCTTACGAAACAGGTCAGCATATGCTGCCTTGGTTGCCGTAGTCATTGTTTGGTTCTGACTATAGAACAGCGCCTCAAGGTCTGAAGTGTTTAAGTCACCATCATACTCACGCATTGCGCTGTCTAATGTTTGCTTGATCTTCTGTACATCCTTAGTGAAGATCTTATCTGGGCAGCGGATGCCCTTATGTTGTTCATAGAAGTCACGTTTAAGTAACGTCTTAACTAGTGCCAGTTCCATCATCGTCTTTCTCTCCTACAAGAATACTATATATTACTTCCATAGCCACTACAGGCCACATGAAGGCAAACTTAATTGGGCCTCTGTTATCTTCTTCTTCATCATCAGGCTCGACCATGTGATACAGAAGTGGTAAAGCTAACACGTACATTAAAAATATACCACCTAAAAAACCTTGACCTAGTTCATTAATCATCAACCCAAGTCCTATTAACTAATTTAAACATACCCTCTGGTGATTTCATTGCAGCAAACAAGTCAGTTAACTGCTGGAAACTTAAGTATAATAAGTCGTGGTTGTTTGCTCCTTCATTCCATTGTCTCATAAATACAACACCATCATCACTAATGATGCACTCTACATCTTCAAACTCATCACGCTGATCCATTGTAGTAATCACCGTAGCGTCATGCTCCATCTCAACTGTAAACATTACTCTTCCTCCAAACAAAACCCACAGAAGTCTGACTTACTTTTATTACCGCATGACACACACTTGCGCCAACCATTTGCAGCCTCTCGCTCTATGGATGCTTTACGTTCTTTATTCGTCATAGGACTTATGTCACTTAAGTCAGACTCTAAGGGCCATTCATTGTCCGTCATCTGCTTCCATACCTTTCTTTATAAGTTGTATGAAGCCGTACTCAAAGATATCATGGTATGTCTCTGCATCCATGTCTAGAATAACACGGGCTGATCCATCTTCGTTATCCTCTATTTCAGTGATCTTAATATTACCTGCAATCATCAGTCTTCTCCTTGTTGTGTTTACGAAACCTTTTGTTATAGGCACGTTTGATTTTCTTTAACTGTCCAGCTTTCCAAAGGTAGAACCTACGTGCCTTAGTAAGTCCATCATACTCATCACCGCCCTTCATGGGTATACGCTTGGTCATTTGATCATCTCCTACTACTACTGGGGTGTTAGTACTGGCAAGTATTGCCTCTTAACTGATACAATGGTATCACTAGTCATCTCCATACACTAAGGCCTCCCATGACACAGGGAATAGACCTAACATGATCTGATCAATCTGTTGTGCAACTAACTGTGTCTCGTACTGAGTGTCAGTCTTCAATCGTAGGTTACACATGTCAGCAAAGGCATCCAAGCTACCTGACCAGTACCATTCTGTCATAGTAGACTGTGGCAGTACCATACGTGCTTGTTCAGGGGCTACGTCACTGTTAATCATAGCGTTGTAAAGGTCTAGCGCCTGCGTGTTTACATAGGCTGACCATCTGTGAGGGTTATCACTTACATTGTCATACTCTGTATGCCCCTCAATAGAAAGCTCAGGGTCTGCGATAACCCAGTGCAACATGTCTACTACTTCATCACTAGAGCCTTGCTTCTTATCAGAACTACGACCACGCCATACATCAGGTGTATAAAACTCAGGCTCATCATCTACGTACCTACGGCTGATTTCATTCCAACGTAGGAACTTATGCTTCACAAGCTGCCTTGCTACAAAGATTGGAGCCTTGACGTGGAAGGATGCAAAGGCATGACCAAAAGGGCTGATATGCTTGTGCTTGGCTAGGTAGTTTATGAGCTTAGCATCTTTAGCCTTAAGTGTTGGTGGCCCCCAAGTATTCTCTTCCATCTCAGATGTCTTACCAAAGCTAACACGGGCTGCATTGGCTACTGACAGGTCACTACCCATGTGGTCTATGTATGTTGCTTCAATCATTTACTCTAACTCCAATACACTCTATTGTTTCTGTAGGGTTGTTTACTAGAACAGAAGCAATCCTTAGTTCAGCCTTACATATTGTTACATTGGCAAATGTTCCTAGGTGGTGATACTTTACACCTACCTCAGGCATTACAGTGAACCACATTAATAACCATATAGTATTCATCAGAATGGAACCTCAC